AATTCTGTTCTCCTTGAGTATTTACTAACTGTACAGTTGGAGATTCTACAGGTGGTCTTTTAATTACAAGCAATGACTCTTCAAGAAGTAACGCTGCAGGAATACTACCTGCATCAATAAACCCTACAGGTATAGCATAACTTCTATTTATATTTATTGACCTTGGGGCATTATAGTTATCTGTAAAAAATAATAACTCTTGTATTTTATTTACTCCTGTAATTAAATATTGAGGATTAAAATTTAATGTTGTATCTACACCACCACCATTATCTATGGCAATAACATGATACGTTAAAGAAAGTGTATTTGTATTGAATGAAACAATTAAATCAAGTTTACCTGTAGCACCTAATGGAAAACTAGGGTCATGTACAAACCAATAAATAGTTTCTATTGAACCATCTTCGTATGCACCAATGCATCTAGCATCTACACTTAGTAATGTATTTTCAAATCTTAAAGTTGTAAGTGAAATATTACCTTTTGTATTTTCAATAACTCCAAATTCAGAATTTTCTGTCGAACCCATTCTGATATTCATTGCATCAATATACTCCCCATTAGGAACAACTCTCTCATCGAAAGTTTTATTCATCTTACCTGCAACAAAATTTCTAGTAAACTTTGGCATATTATTTTAAGATTTTATCTAATCCCCTTAAATTCATTAAAAGTCTACCGGGATGAATATTGCTTATTCTTATTTTTGCATTTCTTAACAATGCCTGCTTATCTTTTTTAGCTCTTTGAATAATATACTCTTGAACACCAAACTTTGAATTTAGAATTTCATATTTAACAGAAGCATAAACATATGCCTCAAATAGTTTGTTTATCGTAATCAAAGAATTATCTCCATTTTCCATTCCATCAGAAACATATTCAAGAATACATAATCTCTCAGACATTCCTGAATCAAAGTTTATAACCCCTGATTTTTTATCTATTGTAAATGTAGGATTGGCATTTGCCGTTTCTGTATTTAAACCAAACCTTGCACCTATAGCATAATCAAAATACCAATACCCATCTACATTATATCCCATTTGTCCATTAAATTGGCTTGCTTGGTTTAAGTATATTGACTTCTTTGTCCCTGTAATTCTATCAAAATCTATTTGAGAATACTGAGGAGAAAGAGCATTACCATCTTGGTCAAATAATATATTTGAAAGGTTATCTTGAAGATATGCTTTTGATGAAAGCGTTTGAATGTTCTCACTTAATGGTCTTAATAAACCATTTTCATATACAGATATTCTCACCCAATTAACATAGTCAGAAGGTAAGATATATCTTAATGTATTTGGAACATTTAATTCTAATATTTTTATTTCTTTAAATGCGTCATAGTTTAGTTCTTGAACTGCACGTTTTGCATGAAACAATATCTTATATCTTTCTTCGTTGTTTACTAAAGAATGATTCCCTGAATACATTAAAAGAAAGTTAGTTACTATATCAGCTAAACTAACATATTGATACGAACCCCAATTTAAATCTTCAGGTACATTCCCATTATTCTCATAATATTCATACTGTGATATATACGCCATGTTTTATATATTATGGTATTTGTGCATTGTTCTCCATCTCTTCTTGCTTTCCAAATTGAGCAACTAATGTTTCTCTAATTGATATACCACAATATTGAAGTATCTTGACAACTAATGAAGTTTCATTTTGAGCGCCTATTTCAAAATCTTGATAATCAGGCTGTGATTGGTTAAATACAGGCTCACCATTTGCTAAAGAAGTAAATGTCCACTTAGGTACTTTAGGATACCTAAAGTAAGTTGCTTCAACTTGCAATGGTAAGTTTATAATACTTGATGGATAAAAAGTTATTAAGTCACCTGTTTGAGTATATGCGGGATAGTTAACAGATGGCGATGTGATAGGTGACATATTTAATAATGTTATCTTTCCTGCTGAAACTTTTTCCGCTTCATTTTGAACTGAAGTATCAACAATCCTATAAGATTGAGACACTGATGTAAATATACTTACAGAAAGACCTAATACTGTAGCACTTACAGATGTCACTGTAGCTGTTAACATTGGGGCGGCAACTGAGGTATTAGTTACAATATCTCCAACTGAAACTCCTGCTAAAGAAAAATTAGCTAATGAGTCTATTAATTGTGATGCAACAACAGATGTGTTTACACCACTTGTAAGTATCTTAGAGTAGCACAATACTTTATTTATCATATACTCTTCATCTCCTGTGGTTATTAAAGATGGAAGGTAATATGTATTTGATAAAGTAGTAGTTATTGATGTATTTGTTAATGGATTTGTTACTATAAACTCTTCCGCTTGTTCAGCAAAAGATTTTCCAAAATCGGCATAATCTGTTCCTGACCCCCTAGCATTTTCCTTGTTTATAATTGTATTGTAATCAGAAAAATATTTCATAAATAATTCTAATTGTGCTTGTTGGGCATACAAATTAAAATCAGATGGAGAAATATATCCGTAGTTATTTTTATTTAAAATAGCAATTACAGTATTCCTTACAGAGTTTATCATACTACAAAGATAATAAAAAAAAAGGCACTCTATTAAAGTGCCTCTTTGTTTTAAAATTAATTAATATTACGATAAAGTAACACTAGTAATTAATTGTTGTGTACTACCAACAAGTGGTAATGCAGGAATAATAATCGAAGAAGGATTAGACCCCGCACTATTAGCAAGAGCTAATGCATTCATAACAGCATCATGAGATGCATAAGTAGCATCAGTAGTAGTAAATGTAATTGTGATAATGTAGTTAACAAGAATTGTCTCAACGTTGGCTATGGCTGTACTAGGGTTCCGTGTTGCTGCCTCTACAACCTTTAGTGTCATAGTAGTTGTAGATGGATACTCAACAAACCACTCATTATTACATGGTACGAATTTTTTGATAAGGGAATTCGCCGCCCCGATGGTAAACTGTAAGAATTTTCTGTTCATTTTAAAATGTTTTAGTTGTTAATAACAATGCAAATATAGTAATTATTTTAGACTTATTTCTAAGAACTTTAAAACCTCAATACCTTCATCTGACTTCAAAAATAAAGCAACTGTTTCATATGGGTCTTCACCAAATGGTATACTCATCATTTTTTTCTTATTGCTCTTTGTATTGTACCATACCTCTCTTTCTCCATTTCTAAATTGTAATAAATTATGAGAGAAAAATAATTGCACGTTTGATTGTAATTTAAGCAAAGGGTCATTAAGTATTTCTAAAAATGACCTAGGTTCTTTTTTAGCATATATTAATACATCTCTACGCAACTCTGCAGTTGATACGGTTGTAACATCTTTTTGAAACATTACTCTACTTACTACTTCAAGTTGCTCAATGCTTAATTGTCTTGCTTCAATTAATGCGTCTACTTCAAAGTTTAAATCTTCAACTTCTTTTGCAGCGTCAATTGTTTTATCTACTTCTACAAAAACAGTCCCATTCATAGGATGATAATGTAAAAATTGTTGTAGAACAGGATTTGTTCTTGGAACACTTAAAAATCCATTATCAAAAATAACAGGCTCAAGAATAAAATTTCCGTCTTGTTCATCTTCAAATGGTGACTTTTGATTCCTTGCATAACGAAGCGCTCTGTTTGTGTTATTTTCTTCATCAAAGTAAAGAAGTTGAAATCTAGATGTGTTTCTAGATGGCAACGTAAAAGATATTGGCGTTCCATTACTTTTTAATTTGTAGGTCTTATCTACTGATGTTGTGTTTTTTTTCATTTTATTTAATTTAAGTTGTTACTAAAAAATAGAGAGGGACACTGATGTCCCTCTCTTGATTTAATCATTTGTTATTATGCTCCGTAACGGAATAATACAAAGTTATTCGCACCTAAAGTACAAACAGCACGCTCAGATAAGAAGTTAACTTCCATTTTATCTATGTCACTATTTTGAGCACCTCCGGCTGAACCTGTAATCCAAGTCTTATACTTTCTATCTTCTGCTTCAGAAGCACGATATCTAACGTGTAAG